GGGTCAATAGTAATTATTATGACCCGATGGGCAGAGAATGATTTAACAGGGAAGTTGTTGCGTCAACAGGCTAGAGATATTTTGGCTGATAAATGGGAGGTGGTTGAGTTTCCTGCGTTGATGCCTGAAAGTGATGAACCTTTGTGGGGTGAGTTTTGGAAAAAGGAAGATTTACTTTCTGTTAAGGGTAGTTTGTCTTTGGGTAAGTGGGAAGCTCAGTGGCAACAGAACCCTACGAGTGAATTATCGGCTATTTTAAAACGTGAGTGGTGGCAAACGTGGGAGAAGAAAGAATTACCCCCATTGGAATATGTTATGCAGAGTTATGATACTGCGTATAGTAAACAAACAAATGCTGATTTTAGTGCGATAACAACGTGGGGTGTTTTTTACCCTGTTGAGGGAGGACCACCAAACATTATTCTTGTTGATGCCCAACGAGGTCGATGGGATTTTCCTGATTTGCGACGTAGAGCGTTGGAAGAATTTAAGTATTGGGATCCAGAATGTGTGTTGATTGAGGCAAAAGCGAGTGGTATGCCATTGACTCAAGAGTTAAGAAATATGGGTATTCCAGTACAAAATTATAGTCCGAGCCGAGGGAATGATAAATTTACGAGAGTAAATTCTATTGCACCATTACTCGAATCTGGGTTAGTATGGTGTCCAGATACCAGATGGGCAGAAGAAGTTGTTGAGGAATGTGCAGCTTTTCCTGCAGGAGAGCATGATGATTATGTGGATACAGTTACACAAGCATTGCGTCGATTTAGAGAGGGAGGTTTTATACAGCACCCCGAAGATTATGAACAAGAAGATGCCCAACCTAGAAAAAGGATATATTACTGATGGCTATAAACCCAAAACCAAGTAATGTTGATGCTTCATTAGTACAAGCACCAGAAGAGTTAAGTTTTGTTGAAGAAGATTTAGCAAAGCAACAAGATGATTTTTTAAATGTTGATATTGTAGAAAACGAGGAAGGTGCTGAAGTAACTTTTGGTGAAGAGGAAGAAGTTTTTGGTGAGGAGCCAGATAACTTTTATGATAATTTAGCAGGGTTAGTATCTGATGAAACATTGACAGGTGTTTCTACTTTTGTGTTGGATAGTGTTGAAGAAGATAAAACAAGCCGAGATGATTGGGAAGATACTTATACAAAAGGATTAGATTTGCTTGGTATGAGGTACGAAACACGTACTGAACCTTTTGATGGTGCTACTGGAGTAATCCATCCTTTGTTAAATGAGGCTGTTACACAGTTTCAAGCCCAAGCTTATAAGGAAATGTTGCCAAGTTCTGGTCCTGTGCGAGCAAATATTGTGGGTTTACCTAATCCAGAAGTAGAAATGCAAGCTCAAAGAGTCCAAGAATACATGAATTATGAGATTATGTACCGAATGGAGGAGTATGAACCTGAGTTTGACCAGATGTTATACTATTTGGGATTGG